AGAAGGCACAGGAATATATCACCAACGCCTCGGTGCTCAACACCTGCATCAAACTCTATGAGAGAGCAGCCACTGCTCAGAAGCTCTTTGGAGGCAAGTATGATTGGAGCATGATGGCGGCGACCATCGAGATATTGCGCAAACACTTCGGCCACACCCTCCCGGCATCGACGCTGAGGTTCCGTAAAAAGGTCAACGACTACAAGGCCAACGGATATGGCTGTCTTATCAGCGGCAAGTTCGGAAATCAGTGCGCCCGAAAGGTTGACCACAAGACCGAGCGTCTAATCCTCGGCATTGCTGTTCTGCCTAACAAGCCTTGGAACACGAATGTCCTTGAACTCTACAACTCCTTCGTAACCGGCGAACTTGACGTTTACGACCCCGAAACCGGCGAGATGTTCAACCCGGACGATTTCACCGACAAGAACGGCGAACCGATGGTGCTGAGCGAGGCTACTATCACAAACTACCTCAACAAGCCGAAGAATAAGATACTCATAGACAAGGCAACCATGAGTTACACCACCTTCATGCACGAGACAATGCCGCACATGCACCGTCATCACGGCGAGTTCTCACTGTCGAAGGTATCATTCGACGACCGTGACCTTCCGCGAAAGCTCAAGGATACCCGGATTCGCCCGAAGGCATACTATGCCTACGATGTCACGAGTGGCTGCTGCATCGGCTACGCATACAACAGAGCCAAGAACGTCGACCTTGTGGTGGATATGTTCCGGAATATGTTCCGGCTGCTTGACCGCCAAGGTTGGGGTTGCCCTGCCGAGGTCGAGGTTGAGAACCACCTCATGAGCCAGTGGCGAGACTCCTTCCTCCGCGCCGGAGTCATGTTCCCCTTTGTGCGGTTCTGCGCCCCCATGAACTCACAGGAGAAACACGCCGAGCAGTTCAACGGCGCAAAAAAGCGGAGCATCGAGCACCGCAACCATGTTGGCATCGGCAGGTTCTTCGCCAAGAGCAGACAGTATCGCACTGAGAGCAACAAGGTATTCGATGAGTTTAACAACACCTATGCCGAGAAGGAATACTACACTTGGGATGAATTGATCGCTGACGATATGCGTGACATCTACGAATACAACCATGCCCTGCACCCCAATCAGAAAAAGTACAAGGGCATGACACGGTGGGATGTGCTTGTCGCCAACATCAACCCGACACTGCAACCCCTCGACAAAGCGAACATTGCCCGGTATGTAGGCGAGAGAGTCGGCACCACAATCCGGCGAAACTCATATTGCCGGGTAGCCGGAGAGGATTGGTGGCTTAGCAAGATAGAGGCCATTGAGCTGCTCGCACCGAATGACTATAAGGTCGAGGCTTACTATCTCACCGACGAAGAGGGCAAAGTAACTGATATGTTCATCTACCAAGGCGATATGTATATCGACCGCCTTGAAAATATCGGAACCTACAACACAGCCCGTGCCGAGCAGACCGAGGCGGACGAGAGAATCTTCGTGGAGCAGCGCAAAAAAATCAGCCACTTCAACAAATATGTCGAGGATAACGCTATCGGGCGTGTGGGCGTAATAGAGCGCGATACGCGGCCTCAGACTATCAAGGTGGAAGAAGTTATCGTCCCGGAGCCGGAAACGCGAGAAACGCGAGATTATGGCCTCAGTGAAGATTACGCTGCACGAGGCGTGCAAGACTTATAGAACGAAATTCTTTGCCTTGCAAAGCGATTAAAATCGATTAATAACACTGTTAGAATATGATTACAACAGAAGTCAAAAACAAAATCCTCGCCGCAATCAAGGCGAACCGCGCCAACTATCCGAGCGACGCAAAGCATGCCGCCTCCATCGGCATCACTACCTCGGTTTACAGCGCGGTCAAGAACGGTCAGACCGACCGTGTTCTGAGCGATGCCAACTGGATAAGCATCGCCCGGAAGCTCGGAGTCAGCCTCCGGGGAGAGATTGAATGGAAGGTGGCCAAGACCCCGACATTCATGTTCATTACAGCGCAGTTGGAGGCCTGTCAGTCGAGCGGCATCAGCGCAATCCTCTGTGACCTGCCCAATATCGGCAAGACCTTCACTGCCCGGCACTACGTCAAGACGCACCCCAACACCATCTACATAGACTGCTCGCAGGTCAAGACCAAGCTCAAGCTCGTGCGTAAGATAGCCGCAGAGTTCGGCGTGGACAGCAAAGGGCGGTACTCAGATGTGTATGAAGACCTTGTTTACTACCTCGGCTCCATCGACAGCCCCCTTATCATTCTCGATGAAGCCGGAGACCTTCAATATGAGGCATTCCTTGAGCTGAAGGCACTGTGGAATGCTACCGAGCGGTGCTGTGCATGGTATATGATGGGAGCTGACGGTCTCAAGGAGAAAATCAACCGCTCCATCGAGTGCAAGAAGGTGGGCTACACCGAGATGCTCAGCCGCTACGGCGACCGCTACAGCAAGGTCACGCCGGACGATAGCAAGGAGCGCACGAAGTTCCTCATCGAACAGGCGAGAATCGTGGCCAAACTCAATGCTCCGGAAGGCATAGATGCCGGGGAGATAGCCCGGAAGACCGGCGGCGGACTTCGCCGAGTTTATACCGAAATCGAAAAACTTAAAAGACAGTAAGCCATGAGTATGAAATTGACAGTGACATTCAAAGGCGGTCGCCGGCGTGTTTTGAAATTCTCCAGAGATTTCAAAACAATCGACAAAAACCGGAAGGCGATGTTCGTTATGGATGACTGGAGTGTATATATCGGGTATTCAGACGGAGAGGTCGATGAGGAAGGTAATTTCGGCATATTTGGAACCATTCATGGTATAGCACTGCCTTTTAACAGGATGCTCGGATGGTGCTATGAAACAGTAGAACGTAAAACAAAAAAATAACGATGGCCAAGCGAGCATATAGTCCGAAAGAGGTTCTTGCCAAGACCTACAAGACCTTGCCGTGGGGTGAGCGGTGGAGCCGACCTTTCGGCTTCCCGACCACCAACGAGGCATGGTTCATTTGGGGTGACACCGGTTCCGGCAAGAGCAGCTTTGTGATGCAACTCGCAAGGGAACTCTGCAACTACGGAATGACGCTCTACTGCTCCTATGAGGAAGGTGTGAGCCAATCGTTCAAGGAGCGTATCAAGCGGTTCAAGATGGGCGATGTCCAAGGTCGCTTCCGGGTTATAACAAGCGACACCTACGATGAACTCGTAGAGCGTCTTGCCAAACCCAAGAGCCCACACTTTGTGATAGTGGACAGCTTTCAAGTCTCCGGATGGACTTACGAGCAGGCAAAGCAGCTTATAGACCGCTTCCCGGCAAAGAGCTTCATTTTCATCTCTCAGGAGCATAAAAGTCAGCCGATGGGTAAACCTGCCGTCCGGCTCCGTTACATCGCCGGTATTAAAGTCCGGGTGGCAGGTTACAAGGCATTTTGCAAAGGCCGATTTACTGAAGATCCCGGCAGCTGCTATGTGGTGTGGGAAGAAGGCGTTTTAAGAACCTCAAATAATCTCGGATAAAATGAGTAAGAAAAAAGAACTGATAATACTTGAGCCGGACGGACGCATACGCAAAGAGGCGTTTATGACGGCCCCGATGGTGTGCCCTTACTGCAACGGCAGAGGATGCTTCATGGAACCACTCCTTCCTGGTGTGGATGTTAAAAAGGATTGCCCCGACTGTAAGGGCACGGGCGAGGTTGTGGCAATGGTAACGATAGACTGGAAACCCAATATAAAATGATGTAATTATGGCAAAGAAATTAACAATCCCAGAGCTTCGGGCCCTCGAAGCCCAATGTGCTAATTTGATGAGGTCGCTTGAGACGGCGATTGGCAATGTCAATATAATGGCAGAAACTAACGCAACGCGAGAACTCTCAATGGTAAGAACTAAAATTGAAGAGGCCACAATGTGGCTTGAGAAATGCCAGTCCGGCATTATCATAGAGTTGGCTAACAGAACCTGTCGATAATATGGCACAGCAGGTAACTAACTTCGGTCGGTTCTACACCGCAGTCAGAGCGCTCAACCCGATAGGTGACCGCGACGAGGTCAAGAAGTGCCTGGTGTATCAATACACCGACGGGCGAACCGACAGCCTCCGCGAGATGACCAGGGCAGAATATGACCGCTGCTGTGAAGACCTCGAGCGAAAGACCGGCCAAAAGGACGAGCTCCGCAAAGAGCGCAGCAAAACCCTCAAGCTGATGCAGAAGATGGGTGTCGATACCACCGACTGGGCGAGAGTGAATGCCTTCTGCCTCGACCGGCGGATTGCTGGAAAGGAGTTCGCCCGTATCGGGGCCGAGGAGCATCCCGACCTCCGCCGGAAGCTCCGCAGCATCGAGGGGAAAGGGGGCCTGGGCAAACACCCCGCTCCGGCAAAGCGCCGGGTGGTAATCATCCCGACGTACCCCGGCGGGGAGGCATAGAAAATCGATAATCACAAAACAGGTATTACTATGAGCAATACAGCGATGAGCGACGTGAAGCGCGAGATCAGACGGCTTACGTCGGGGCTGGAATCCCGGGATTACGCGGACTTTATGGAGGAGCTTGCCATGTGGGCGGCCGACGAAGCCGCAATGGCCGATTACCAGCCGGAGGCATACGGAAAGGAGGCGGAGGATGAGAAAGAGGAAGAATGACAGGCGAAGGGGGTTGCGCATCGCGCTATGGCTGCTGACACTGCCGATGTTTTTCATCGTCTCCATGGCAGGGGGCCTTTTAGAGGTCATGGGGCGGATGATCAACGAGGCGGTGGATGAGCTCGACAGCGCAATCAACGGATAGCGGATCTATCAACAATCAATAAAACAAAACAGTATGGAACAAGTGGAAATGACCGCCGAAGAGCGGAAGGAATTCGAGGCCTACAAGGCCGAAAAAGACAAAAGACGCCGCGAGCAGGAACGCAAGGAACAGCGCAGGCAGTATGCCGACATGGTGGACGAGGAGATCGCCACCACCATCCCGCAGCTCCGCGAGTTGAGCGAACAGATCAAACTGGTCAAGGAAACCATCTTCGGCAACTTCGAGGCAATCCTCAAGATGAAAACCGAGATTACCGGTGTGGCCCGTGACGACCAGAACAGCCACACGTTCACCAACTCCGACAGCACCCTGCGTGTCATCCTCGGGGTGAACACCATCGACGGCTACCGCGACACGGTGGAGGACGGCATCGCAATGGTAAAGGGCTATATCGAGAGCCTGGCCAAAGACGATGCTACCAAAGCCCTCGTAAACGCCGTGCTCCGACTATTGAGTCGTGACGGCCAGGGCAACATCAAGGCAAGCCGTGTGCTCCAGCTCCGCAAGATGGCCGAGGACAGCGGCAACGAACAATTCCTCGAAGGAGTGAAAATCATCGAGGAGGCCTACCAGCCCACTATCTCCAAAAAGTTCATACGCGCCCAGTATAAGAACGACAAGGGAGCCTGGTGTTACATCCCCCTCGGCATGACCGATGTCGACTAAAACGCAACGAAAATGGAAAAAGAAATCAAAAGACCGCCCCGGATCGCAGTGTGCCGGGAATGCAACGGCACCGGGATACAGAGGTGCGAATCACCACAAAGGTATCCCGATTCATGCCCCCAGTGTGAGGGAAGCGGCAGGGTTACAGTAAGCAGCGTGACAACACTTGACATCAGACCTTATAAGCAAAAAACGATAAAATCCATATAGCAATCGATGGCGAGCAAGCGCGGCATGTCCTACAGAAAGCGCGTAGAGGATATAAACCGGATATACGATGAACACGCCAGAAGCGGATTAAGTAACCGGGAGATATGGCGCAGATACATATATCCGGTTTATTGGATCAGCGAGCGCACTTTCTACAACATCATGAACGCCACGGCAGGGTTTGAAAACCCGGTCGTGGCGTCCGACATGCCGAGCCTCTTTGATCTGCTTGATGACGAACCCGATAAAACTGATTCTGAATGAGCGATATAAACGAACAGACACGCGCCATATTCAGAAGCATATTGCGTGACATACAAGTGGAGCTTGGCGACGAGTTCGACCAGAATTTCGAGCGGCAGGCATTCTTCAGCCATGCATGGCAGCGGCGCAAGAGCCCGATGCGCCCGGGCGGGCATATACTTGTTGACACAGGAGGACTCCGGCGGAGCGTGCGCAGCGAAATCAGGGAGAACAGCATAGTGTTCTGCTCAGAGCATCCTGCGGCGGCCATCCATAATGAAGGAGGCGAAATTAAAGTGACGGCAAGGATGAAACGTTATTTCTGGCACAAATATATGTCGGCGGCCGGTGTGCTTGTATTCTGTCGACGAAAAGACGGCACAATGCGCCGGGACAAGAATACCAGACAGATTACAGATGTGGCAGACTTCTGGAAAGCGATGGCGCTAATGAAGGTCGGAAGCACCATCAAGATTCCGCAGCGCAAATTCCTCGGCACGTCGCCGGAAGTGGAAACAGCAGTCAGGCAGATCATCGAGGAGAACCTTACCGAGTACATCAACAATATAGACTTCAATATTAAATGAGAGAAGAATTATACCGCAAACTTAAAGCCCGGCTTGAGGCATTGTGTGTCAATGCTGCCGGAGAGTATTATGAACGTCCGGACGATGCGGATATGGATGACGAACTGTATCCCCGTGCGATCAAGCACATCGACCTCTGGAACCATAATGTAGAGTTCCTTGAGCAGGAGGCTCCATGGCCGAGGCCGGCTGTGTTCATCGAATTTGTGCCATTAAAGTGGCACGCCATAATGCCGGGTGTCGAATACCGGGCGCAGCCGCTGATCAACCTCCATGTGGTGACCGACTGGGCGGAACAGAAAAACATCGGCGAGTTCCGGCTGCTCGACAAAATCCACGAGTTGCTTGCCGGACTGGAGGGGGAGAGCTTCATGGAGTTTGATATCGACAGCTCCGCAACCAACCACAACCACGAGGATATTGTAGAGAACATAGAAACATATACTTGCGTCGGGTTCCGTCATTTTGAGACATAATCCGTATCTTTGCGTAAAAAACAAAAACAAAAATGAAGAAGATTGTTTTGTTACTTCCCTTAATCGTTCTGTTAACTTCATGCAGAACAGATGTTTATATAAATGCAGAACCTGATAATACATATGGAGTAATCTTCAAGAATGACACAGACGGTCTGATTTACATCCATTGCAAACAGTTGGTTATTGGTAGTCAGAAATTACAATCGGGAGAGAGTTCTGAACCCATATATGGCTCCACCCCAAGAGTAACTGTTAATTATTTCGGAGACGGCACATATTTTAAAGATATTTCTAAAGACATCGTTCTGGAAAAGAACAAAGTAGTTTCGGTTACTTTGACTTATCCATAAGGCGTCATAAACGCTCCGTGCCGCAAATAAAAGAGAGCCGCAACCCGATAGGATGCGGCTCTCTCGGCGATATATTGGCAAGTTATCGGCTCTCCGCTTGGCTTGCCAAGAAAACGGCCTCAGACGGCATCGACGGCAGGGAGGCCGGGTGAGGTGAACAGCATTATGTCCGTATACCTGGCATTGTAGTTCATGGTCGCGTTAAACTCCATGCGGCTGCAACGCTCGAAAGGATTGCCGAGCGACGGGTTGCGGCCCATCCACTCGCACAGCTCCACGAGGCACGATTTCTCGGAAGTGAAATAAACAAAGTTATGGCCTGACAGCACCGACAGCACATCGAGGTAATCTGCGAGCCGCCAGTACATGCGGTATGTGCCCACGTCGGTAGACAGATAAGGCGGGTCTACGAGGAACACCACGCCGGGCACATCCTTGAACCGCTCGAACAGTTCCCGGTAGTCGCACGATTCAATTTCCAGTCCGGCGAGATACTCCGGGCATTCGGCATATCCTGCCTTGCGCACATTGTTGTAGAGCGTTTCCTTGCGCATCTCCGGGATGCTCATCTTATACTTCATCGAGAACATCAGCGAGGAGGACAGGGTGATGAAGTCGAGATAGCCGGTTTCCCGTTCTTCCTGCTCAAGCAGGGCGAATATACGCTCCCTTGCCGCTCCTGTTATGGGCCTGTGTCGCCCGAAACCGTCGGATATAGGTCTGATACGGTCGAGCAGGGCATTGGTGCGAGGAATATTGGCTATGCGCAGCCGGTAGTCGTCGAAATCATTGTATATGACCCGGGAATCGGGATGGGTGTGCTTGGTGATGTGTGACAACAGCCCCGAGCCACCGAAAAGATCCACAAACACAGTGCCGGCCGGATATTGCTTTATCACTTCGATGAAGTGTTTGGCGAACATACGCTTCTGCCCGACGAAGGGCAAGGGAGCGGACAGATAGAGGCGGCTCATACGTTCAGTTCGAATTTGACGCTGTCCTCTCCGGCGAGAAGTCGGCGGGTGTTGTCGATATTGTTGTCATACACATGCACGTTGCCAAGGAACAGTGTTATTGACTTGAGGGGGAAGTCGATGTTCCGGGCCATGAGGTAGAGGTGGTATATGTCGGCCGGCAGTCCGAGGTTGGCGTCGGAGCTGCGCTGGTAGGCGGACACCACCAGTTCGCCGTCCTCGATCTGGAACTGAACGAGTGACAGGCATGGGGCCTGGTTGCTCTCTGCCTCGGTCGCTCCGAGGAACAATACATAGTTCTTTGACGGGCGACGCTCGGTATTGATCCTGGCGAGCAGCGGCGGGAGCTTCTCGAAATAGGTGGGGTAGGAGTTGACCAGGATCGAACCGCAGTAGTCCCACCAGTTTATGCCGGCCTCGCGGTACTTCTCCACAGAGCGCTCGCCGCTCATGAAGAGCCTCAGCTCGGAGCGGAGCTTCTTGCGGGCCAGTCCGTGTCCCTCGAAAATTTCAAGCAGATCGGCCGGGGTAAGTGAGAGCTGCTCATTGATAAGGTAGGTTATATTGCCCTTCTTGTTGACCTGGTGCCTGCCGTTGTCAAGAATCCTGGCGAGGATTTGGTGATATTTGTTGCGTGCCATTTCGGTTGATTGTTGGTGATGGTGCAAAGGTAGGCACGCGCCATCAGCGGCACACTATCGGAACCGGGAATCACACTGCACGCGGATTGCAGTCATTCTTTGCCAGGCAAATCGGCAGAGCCGATGACTGGAAACGCTTTATCAGGCTGTATACCTTCCTCTCGCTCACGCCATATTTGTCGGCCAGAACCGCCACCGCATACGACACCTTGTCGCCGGCACCGACCATGTTGTTGAAGTCAACATAGAGGTCGATGTAGGCGGTGTCCTCGAGCCTTACGCCAATGCGGCGCAGTCTTTCGAGCAGTTCGCGGTTGAAATTCAGCACTTCAAATATTGTCATGTCGGCGAAAATTGCTAATTTTGCAGTGTC